ACAAAGGTCGCAACAACCTGAGACATCAAGTATTCGTTTAGCTCCGAAGCGTTGAGCGGGAAGCCATTGACAAAAGTTTTATAGGACATTCTAGAATTCCTTCCAAAGCTCTAGTGTAGTGAACCACTGGTTCACAGTGATGTTGTGACTCACCTTAGTAATGGTGTAGCCCTGGTTGATGTTGAGTTGTGGGGTTTGATAATTCACCGCGATAGTTTCACCTGGTAGAAACACCGCTGCGTGAGTCAGGTTGCCTAGTCGGTTGATTGCTGGGGTTTCTACGCTCTTTACCAACTGCTTCTGAGTCTGATTGAACACCGCATTAGCCCAGCTGGTTAGCTCGGTTTCGTCAGTAGTGTTTAGATCAGTGTCAAGCGCAAACTCGCCGTAGAGTTCAATCGAGTCAGTGTTGCGAACGATTACCGAAGTTTCGCTGTCAGACTTCAAGCTAACCTTTAGCGAGTTGAACACCGCGTCAATGTCCGAAGCGACTTCTAAATCGCTCATACAGAGGTGTAGCGCGTCATCGTGATTGTTTCCTACTGAGTAGGTTTCCTCGGTGACAATCGGAGCGCTGCGAGGGATTAGCACGAATTCCTGAGTCGCAGGGTCTACCCAGAACAACGCCAAGCCAACTTGGATTGCGTCATAAAGCGGAGTATTAGGAATGAAGTCGGTTAGCAACTGAGGCGGGATTTTCCCGCGAGTGTCAGCGCTGCTTGCGTTCATGTCAGTGCCGAACTGGTCTGCCAGTATCTCTATGACCTCGTAAGGGGTCGCATAGCCGTCAGGAAACACCTCGGTGTCAGTAGTGTCGAGCAGGGCTAGTCGAGAGTTTACAAAGCGCTTGAAGCTATCGTAAGCGGTCAGGCGCATTAGGTTCTGATTGCTCTCGCTGTCGTAGTTTACCTGGATAGTGTCAATGAACCCGTTGAACAGAGTTACATCAACTAGATCGCGAGCGAGTCGAACTCTTACTGGCACGCCCGGTCTAAACGCAGGGTTCTGAGTCGGGTCGATTAGTAGGTTTTGAAGCGTGATGTTCGCCTGCCCTGATTGTGGCTGGAAGTAAAGCGCGTCTTGAACCTGCCCACCGATAGAGGTCTGAACCTGCGAAGTGGAGCATTCGAAAGCTTGCCAGGTAAAAGCAATAGGCGAGTCACCTGCCAGCACATCATCGCCACCGAGTTCTGATACTCCGATAATGAACTGGTTAGCTCCTGCCAAAACATCATCGCCACCTAGTAGCGAGATACCAAGAATGAATAGGTTTCCCTCAGCATCAGGTAGAAAGAACTCAACCTTTAGATCACTAGCGATGTCGAAGTCGGTTAGAACATCACTCATTTGAGCAGGTTCCTAATTGTGGAGCCAGTCTGGTTCTGGTAAGCCTGGAGGCTGGAAACAATGCCACTTGCGTTACTGCTTGCGCTGTTCACCACGATGTTGTTGTTTACTGTGACACCTGGCTTCGAAGTTGTCCCGGTAGTTGGTGGTCGGGTAGTCGGCGCGGTTGTGCTTCCACCCATGAACATGTTGCCCTGAACTCCGCTCGGAGTAGGTGCGGTGGACTGACCCGAAAAGTTTACAGCGCCGTTTCCAGCAGCTCTGCTCCAACCTCCGTCTGCCATGATTGCCTTATTCACCATGTCAATGGCTTGTAGCGCAGCCAGAACTAGTCCCAGAGGTCCCAGAGCCTTAGTCATAGCTCCACCAAGGGTAGTTGTGCTAGCAGCGCTTATGGCAGCTACAACGTTGTAAGCCTTCCAAGCAACAGTAAGAGTTCCGACAGTTGCGACAATCGGGATTAGCACATCTTTGTATTTCACCATCAACCCAATGACAGTGCCGAACTGCTTGATCATGTCCACAATGACTTTTACAATGTTCTGAATCATCTCAGTCGTGCCAGGCTCAGCAAGCCACTGAGAGAACTGCTGGAGATAAGGCAGCAAAGCCATGCCAACCTGCTCTTGTAGCTCCCCGAAAAGAACATTCATTCGAGCATAAGGGTCAGTGTTAGAAGCTGCCTCAGCTGCGCCATCGAACTGCTGAGCTAGGAAAGCAATCGGGTCGTCTACGCCCTTTACAGCAGGAAGAAGTCGCTCTAGCGCTCCTGTGCTTCCCTCTAGCGCTTTTGCCATCGCTTGAGTCACAGCGTCAAGTGACTTACCGGACCCGGCAGAAACATCTAGCGCAATCCCCAGAAGCTTGTTTGACTCCTCTAGATCACCTGTTGATTGAGTCAGCTTAGCGAACGCTGGGCGGAGCTGGTCGTCTGCTACTGAGGCTTGTAGCTGATACTTGCCAATAATCTTCTCAACGGCAGAGATTTGATTATCAGTTGCGTTTGTAGAAGCTTTGAGCGATAGCGCTAGTAGCTCTTGGGACTTGCTGTCCTCGATGGCAGCCTTAGAAGCCTCTTTGAGCTGGTTGATTACGACACTCAGTGAGAAGCCCAGACCGATAGCACCTAGAGCAGTCTTCATGCTCTTGCTTATCTTGCCGACAGTGCTGTTTAGTCCCTTGAGGTCTTTGGCAGCGCCGTTGGTAGCGTTGGTGAGTTTCTTGAACTCTCCCAAGATTTCAACATTGAGAACTAAGCTCACTTGTTTCGCTCCTCTACTGCTTTCCTAAACGCTGTCAATTCTGCGAGAGTGAGCTGTCTTATCTCGCTAGGGGGTAGACCTGTTGCCAGGCTGAACCGAGCTAAGCGATCAGCAGCTTCCTCTCTTATTCTTTTTTTGCGTCAGCCGTCAGAAACTCAACAGCTTCTTTTTGCGTCAGCTTTTCGGTGTCCTCAAACTTGTAGCCTGGGACTTCTCTGCGTTTGAAAATGAAGTAAAGCACTCTGAGCGCTCGACCTCTTGGCTTGCCGTCTGATAGTGCTTCGTCAAACCCTGAACCCAACATCAGTTCGATTTCTTCAATCTCACCGAGGGTTAGTTCCTCAATCTTAATCATCTGCGTTTCTCGCTTTCGCTGTCTCTCGCTCAATAAGGTTTTCAAGCTCCCGAAGATAGTCTTGGTAAACTTCGGTTCTCGTCAATCCTATTGCCTTGATGAAGAAAGGCTGTGGTTTGATGTTGCGTTTGAACCAACCCCAGTGAATCGGGTTTGCGTAGGGGACTCTACTGCCTCCTGCGCTGATAGAAACTCGCCCGGTAGCTCTAGCACCAATCCTGATGGAGTCGCGCAAAGCCCCAGAGCGAACCGGAGCCAAAGTCTTTGCTTCATTGACAACCCTGTCTGCTGATCTCTTAGCAGCGTCAGTTATCTCTTTATTAGGGACTCCGACATTCTGTAACGCTTTCGTCACAGCTCGCAGTCCCTTGACCTTGACTCCGGTCTGCTCCATAGGGTTACGCGGTTACAATCTCCACGCCGTAGTAGACATCGTTAGCAGGGTCGTGAACTGCGTTGTCTACTCGTAGGGTTACGGAGAACACCGAGGTGTTGTTGCTCGATAGCGACAGCGGAGGAAGCTCGTTGAACTTTACCGTTCCCTCGTAGTGTGGTTCGTTGCTTGAAGCGGTGCTGTTGCCGTTAGGTGCGATGGTGAAGCTTGCGGTAGTTCCGAAGTTTGCCCATAGCACGCGGTAAAGGGAGCTTGCGTCACCAGACACGATTCCCTCTAGGGTCAAAGCCCACTCTCCGCCAACACGCTGCTCGCAGAAGGTCTGAACGTCACCAGGTGCGTCACCGAGCTGGAGGTCCACCATAGTAGCGTCACACTCGTAAGCAGTGCTGCCGATTTTGAAGATGATGTTTTGCGCTTGAATACGCGTTGAAGCTGCCATGATGGCACCTCTTTCTTTAGATCGTAAGTTCTATTTCGACGTTTACTGTCGTAGCCAGGTATTCGGCATTATTCGTTTGTAGGTTGTAAGGGTTTGCGACCCTGAGAGTTCTGGCGTAGCGAATGTTTGCCAACGCTCCTAGAACATCGGCAATTGCCTCGTCTAGCTTCTCAGTAGCCTGCTTGTTAGTTGCCGTAGCTGCTACGACCACTAGCTCCAAACTCATTACATACTCTCTGCCAAGACTGCTTGGAGTCAGGTAGGGGTTAGCGCTGTTGATAATCACAATAGGTGGGACTATCCGCTCAGGAACATAGTCCAGAACAGTTAGCCCCGCAGCGTCAAGGTCGAGCTTGAACTCCTGCTTAGTTAGTGTGATCTCGTTAGTCACTAGACCCCATACCCGACATAAGGCAGTAGCAGAGGATAGACAGAAGCCATTGGGTCTTTAGCAACCCTCATTGGGCTTCCGTCTAAACTCGCAAACTGAGCAATACCGTTAGGAGCGCTCCTGCGGTGAAAGATTTCCGAGGCGCAGATTAGCTTTGCCTGGTGAACCACTTCACTTGGAACAGTTTCAACAGCACCGATGTAGTTGCCTACATGCTGGTTGGCAAAGGTTACGCAGGAAGTCATAAAGTCCCCTGTTTCGTCAGTGCCTACATAAGCTTGTAGATCAGCTACGGTGATGTTCGCGCTCATTTAGATACCTACTAAGCGGTTACGTCTAGCTTGACAATGGCTCCAACGCGTGGAGTGGTGATTGCCATGTAGCCGTAAACCGATACAGAGTCGGTCAAGGTGGTGATGTCACCGTCAGTTAGGCGAACTGGAGCGCCAGCGGACTCGTGAGTCACAACAGCAGCAGAGTTAGCCAGGTAGACAACGCCAGTGCCGATTGCTGGATCAACGATGATTGGTAGACCGAATACCTGACCGGATAGACCAGGAATGTTTACCGAACCAACAGTGTTCATGCCGTCGTTGTTAGCAGATAGAGCCAAGCGACCGTCAGAAGCAGCAACCTTAGCAAGCTTCACGTAGCCGTCAGTGCCAGTCAGAATGAACTCTGGGCGTAGTCCGGTGTTAGCGAAGATGTAGGCAGTTGCGTTAGCAATACCCTCAGCTAGAGAGCTTGGAGTGCCACCGTCAGCGTCGAATACCTTGTTGGTGTAGTCGAGAGCGCCGATAGCAGCAACTAGGGCTGCGTTGGTTGCGTTTGCGTAAGCAAGCGATAGACCTCTAAAGACCTCGTTCAAGGTGTTGATAGAAGCACGCTCAACATACTGCTTGCTGAATGAGGTGTAACCGCCGTAGGTAACTACATCAGCAGAAACGGTCTCAAAAGTCAGGTTGCCGAAGCTTAGAGCCTCGTTCTCAGGGTCCTGAGCGCCAACAGCCAAAGTGTTGCTGTCAATCTTTGCGTATTCAACAGTCAGACCAGTAGCTGGCAGAGCTGAACGCGAGAAAGCAGAAACGGTTGGGCGGTTGTTGTTGATCAGGGTGTCTACGTAGCCAACGAATGCTGGGACCAGTGCTGCGTCGCCAGAGTCGGAAGCGGTGCGGACTAGGGACTTAGCCGACTCGTCACCCTTTAGAAGTGCCTTAGCCAACTCGCCCTGGGAGCGGATTTCTGCGCCAACAACTGCTGGTGCGGATGGGGTAAGTCCTGCCTCTACAACGCGGCGCAATTCTGCCACCTCGTCAATAACAGAACGAACCTCAAGTTCCATGTTCTCAGACATAGTTCTCTTTTCTTGTTCGTTTTCGGGTTCTAGATCGGCAGGGATTTGCTCCTCGCGAACCTCGGTTATGTTTGCGCCTGCGAAGGCTGGGAATGGCACAACAGATACCTCTTTCAAGGAAACCTTTGTGCGTGTAATCGTTGAGCCATCTTTCGCGGATTCGACCGGAATGAAGCCCACCGAAAACTTGTTTAGAACGCCGTCACGCATGAGGGTAAGCACCTCGTTGCCCTTAGCAGTGTCAGACACCTTTGCTACAATCTCGAAGCCAGCTTCGGTGTCCCTGCCCTCCACGACCTTGCCAATCGGCTCCTCGTGTCCGTAGAACAGCTTTACATCTTCAACTGAGTCAATAGCACCTGGCGCAAAACGCTCCTGATACATGCCACCGATGTCAGCGCTCTGCCCGTAAGGAACAGCAAGTCCGACAATGGTGCGCTCCTCTAGATCAGCGCGAGCCTCAAAGCTCCTAGTTTCGATTTCAGACATTCAAGCCCTCTTTCTCTCGGACTTCCTCAGCAGACAAGAAGCCAGCTGCGATTCCGGTTGCGTAGTAGTTGTAGCGGGTTGCCACGTCAGCGCGGAATAGGTGAGCATAGTCAAACTCGACCCTGGTTCCTCTAGGCAAGCAGTTGCTTAGTGCGTCAGTGATTGCGTCTGTGTAGTTCATCAAGGTATGGCGGTAGAAGACCTGGTTCTCGTCTTGAAGGTTCGTGTAAGTGTCAGAACCGCCAGGCACAGTAGTGATAAGCAAACGAGCAGGAATACCGAACAAACGAGCAATAGAAACAGTGTTCTGCTCAACAATGTCAGTAAAAAGGGCTTCACGTGGAGAGAGAGCCACTTGCTGATAATCGAAACCATTACCGAGAACCGCAATCTGTCTGTTTTGTTGCTTGTTGTGCCAGTTGTTAGTAACTGTATCCGCTTGCTCGGCATTTAGGGCTTGATTGGTCTTTAGGATTCCGGTTGGGACTCCTGCCGAAGTGAACCAATTCTTGGCATAATCTCTTAGATCAAGAGCAGCGGATACATCTGAGCGACAGACCTCAATCGGGCTTAGACCGCGTAGGTTGCCTGTCTTGCTGAAAAGCTTTAGGTGTTCAATCTCGGTGGTGGTGTAACTCTTGCCCATGTAAGAGTAGACAACGCCCTTGGTGATGTCCTGAGAGTCCCTGTAAGCCACGCTAACGGCAGAAGCAGGCAAGATGGTGAGGTTGTTTACCTGACCGTTGCTGCCGTAGTTCTTGAACCAAAAGGCATTGCCCTCGAGTGCCAGGCTAGTGACAGTCTGAAATAGGAAGTCGCGCCTGTTACTGTTGATGTCAGGCTTGTTGACTAGAACCGGGTTCTCAATCTTCAACTCAATACCGGTAGCAAAGCGGTAAGTGTCAATTGGCATCTTGCTAATCGGGGTTGCGATGATCTGCACCGCGCGGTAAACCGCCGTTAGGGTAAGCGCAGTATCGGCTGTAACGACAGCAGCTGAGCGGGTTGGGACAGTTGGTTGTGCAGCGCGAGATTCAATCTCTGTGCCGAAAATTCTTTGCCAAAGGGAAGCCATAAGTTCCTAGTCTAAGTGCAATACAGCAATTAGAATACACCAATCGCCGCGTGTTCCGCTCTTGAACTCACATAAAGCGACATAACAGTCGCAAGCAGAGCATCTATCTCACCGAGCGATTCCTTGCGACTAATCAACCAAGTTTCGCCTGAATACTTAGCAATACCCCTAGGCGATTGCACGATTAGCAGCGGGTCGTTGTTGTGTTTGGCTTCTCCGTTGGCGAGCATTGAGTAAACGACTGAGCAAGCTGCGCTGATCTCTTTAGTCCACAACTGCCAGACCGGAAAGCCTGCCAGCTTCAATCTCTTACCTAAGCCTGGGAGTGCGCGGTCATCAAGTGCGATTGCTCTCGGGGCAAACTTGTGATGCAATTCGACTAGCGCATTGAACAGCGTGGTTTCGTTCGGGTTCACAAAGGTTCTGACAAGCTCGGTGTGATGTTCCTCACCAACCTGGTTAGCAAAGGCGATTGTGGCGTGTTCCCAATTCTTGCTGATGTCAACTGCAAAGACTCCGCCGGTCTGCGGGATAGACAGCCTGTCACCTGCCTTGCGGAAAGTGTCTGAAGGTATCCAGCTTGCAGCAGTTCCGCTGATGAACTGATTGAGTCGGTATCTCCTGGCTTCGTGTTCTGGAATGGTCTTTAGATCTGACAGCACATTCTCTAGGGGTAGTCTGCCCGCGCTGATTGAAGGGTTAGCAGCCCGAAGTGCATCAGGGTCGTCAACCTTTGCGTGTTGCGGAGCTTCCCAGCAGAAGAAACCAAAGCGCTCTAGCTCAGCATCGTTTGCGGAAGCGGCTTGCCCGGTCTTGTAAAGCTCCAGCAGGGTTTCACTTGATTGGTCACCGGCAGTTGTAATGCCGATAACTATCCCATCTTCACGCTGCGCTGTTCCCAATACGGCAGCACTCCACATACCCTTTTTGGCTAGGTGTAGCTCGTCAAACAAACATAGACTGATTGGGATACCCTGAAGCGCTCCCTCTTTGGC